CCGTGAATGGGTGCGCGCCGAGTCCGTCGGCCTTGGTTACGCTTCGAGGTGTCGAGGCAAGGAGGCTGTTCGGATCACCACCCGTGGTGCGTTCAACAAAGTTGAGTTCACTCTCTCCTCCAACGCTGGCTCCGATGCCTCCGCCTGCCCTCGACTTATCTCTGCTGCTACCCCCATGATGACTAGTATCACGGGGCCTTGGGTGACGGCTTTCCAAGGCGTCATCAAGCGCAGGTTCAATGGCCTGCCCTTCCTGTTCGCCTGTGGGAAACGGAGCAACGACGTTGCCGCCGCTATGACGACCCGTGCCCTCTGGCGCCACTTTGAGAATGACTTTAGTGCGTTCGACCTCAGTGTGCGCCGCGAGTGGTGCGATTTTGAGATTTGGCTGGCCAAGCGTTTTGGAGCCCCCCAGCTCATCGTCGACCTTCTCACCGCCAACGTTGAAACCCACGGTTATACCCGGTGCGGCCTCCGCTATCTGTGTGAAGGCACCCGCAAGTCAGGAGACACGTGGACTACTGTTATGAACAGCGTCATCAACATGTGTTCTCACCTTTACGTCTTTTGCAAAGTGCGTCAGTGCGATGTCACCTCCGCGCGTGCTCAGCTCAACATGACGTTCATGGGTGACGATAATTGGGGCTGCCATACTGGCGACCCCATCGATTGGTCCGGTGAAATGGCCCCCCTTGGATTCAAGGTTAAGCCTTTGTACCGCCCGGAGCTGGCCGATGTCACGTTCTGTTCGATGCGACTGACTCGTACCAGTCTTGGTTGGGTGCTCTTGCCCAAAATCGGCCGTGCCTTCTCAAAAGGTGGCTACACCTTGCGCCTGAACGGCGCCGATTCTGATAGGTTCGTGCGTGGGGTTGCTTTGGGTCTCCGAGACATTGCGTCAGGGCACCCACTTTTTGCCTCTTACAACGAGAGCGTTTTACGTATCACCGAGGGCCGTTCCGCCGCCCGAATTGAGGACCGGCCCTGGGCTATGGGCTTGTGCCACACTGGCGATTGCACCGACGACACCATCGCCGACGTGTGTCACCAGTATGGCCTCACTCCCACCGGTATTGAAGACTGTGTCGCGTACTTCAATAGCCTGCGCTCCTTCGTTGACCTTGACCACCCTGTGGTCGACCGCTGCTGCGACGTCGACACCGAGGCCACTCACCTCATGCATATCCCTTCTGCCCCCTATCCGATCCTGAGTGAGGGTTGGGTTCCCGACCCCGCCCAGTATGTCCCGAGCTGCGTTGGTCAGGGCCCGCTCGAGGCGTTTGCCCGAGCACACAATGCCGAGATGCACGCCACCAACGGGAACATAGCGCCATCCCAGGCTTGCCTGCTGGCAGCTTCTGTTCTGTTAGCGTTCTCGGCCTTGGGGTCCAGTGACCCCTTGAGCATCCTTGTTTGCGTCTTTTGCTCCTTTTCATGTGCGTTTGGTGCTGGTGTCTTCACCCCTGCGCCCGACGCTGTTGCTTCCCCTGTGCGTGCGCGCTGGGTGAACGTCGTGATGAATGGCGTCGTCGTTCGTGTTCCGCAGATCGATACCATAAGTTTCCTGCGCTGGCTCGGTCTGCCCGCGGGCACTGCCGTTTGGCGACGAGGCACCGATCACACGTTTCGGCTCACGGGCGACGACTATTATCCCCGCGAGTACGACGTTCTGCATGTTTCGTTCGCCGAGCGAACTTCGACCGATGTCCCGATCGATCGAACCTGGCCTATCCCCAATGATGGGGCCGGCGAGCAGTTCGCAGAGGGCTGGAACGCTCGCATGCATGCCGCTAATGGCAATGTGACCAAACGCAGCCATGCCTGCGCATTCGACTATGACGAGACGCGCCTCCGTGCCTGTGAGGCGGATCGCCACAATCGTGACCAACATTCAGCCAATGGGAACCCTCTGGCTGCCTTATCAATACTAACCGTTGCCAATCTCTCTAGGCTAATTCGAGAGTACACTAGCAATGCGCTCAGTGAGGCCGCCGCTGACAACATGGCTCGTGCCGCCATCAACGTCTTCAGTGACGTGACGCGCGGTGACACCAAGTTCTGCAGCTTTGAGGGCGTCTCCAAGAATTACGCGGTGGGTACCCAGTCCTACCTCCGCGTGTTCTGTGCTTCGTTCGGCGTGTCCCCGACCGCCGCCTGCACATACATCTTCTCAACCACAGGCGGAAAGCCCATCGAGCATCGCGATGATGCGGTCAGTGATTTCAGTGTCCGACCCCGTCTAGTGGGTGGCTCAGCCATTACCAAGATCGAGAAAGCCATGACCACAATGAGTGAGCGCGTTGGCGTTAAGCCCAGTAGTATGCCTTGGCTCTACTCGTATGTGGACCCGTTCCACGACCGCGAGATCAAAACCGATGGCCCCCCCGATGATGTCAATGCTCCGGGTGTCCCAATCTGCTATCGCCAAAGCATCACCTTTAGTTCAAGTCAGGGGTCGACCGATTTGTGGGATCTGGACGTGGTTCTCTACCCGTCCAATGCCTACGTCAATCAGGACACCCCGACCAAGCTCACCAACACCCTGTATAGGATAACCAACTCCAATCAGCTTGGCACCGGTGCCGCTGGTGGTCTTGCAGGCTATCAGGTTGTCTCCGGCAACTCCATGCCCATCTCTGCTCAATCGAGCGGGATCAGTCTTATACCCACCACAACCGTTGCTGACAATTGTCGCATATATGCGGTTGGCATGGAGTGCATTAACAGCACGTCTCCCCTCAATCAGCAGGGTACGTGCACTGTCTGGCGTCAGGCCATGCCTGACCGACTCAGCTCGTCGACCATCTGTTATGCCAACGGTGTGTCGAGTGGCTACGTCCCCTTCGGCTACACCACGGCCCTTCAGTGCGGCGCTCCGCCCACTACCCTTGCTGAGGCCATGATCCTCACGGGTACCCGCCAGTGGCATGCGAAGGAGGGCGCTATGATCGTCGGTACCTATAACTCGTTGAGTAATCCCCCTAGCAATAGTGAGAGTGTCACTCCGGTCTACTACGACGACCTCAACAATAAGTTCTATATGAACTCGCCCGCCACCACGCAGTGCGCCGATTCGACCAGTGCTGTCATCGTGTATGTCAGCAACTTCGTTAACAACCTGGTCGCCCCATTCAATATGAGTGGTGCGTACTTCAGCGGGCTCAGCCCCACCACCACCATCACTGTCAATTTGCGTACTTATGTTCAGCGGTTCCCTACTGACTCGAGCAACGCTTTGACACCTTTGGCTCAGCCCACCCCGCCTTACGACCCCACTGCCATCTCTCTCGCTGCCTTCATCATGGAAGACGCCCCTCCCGGCGTCATGCTCCGTGAGAATGGATTTGGCGACTGGCTGCGGGATGTCGCCGGCAAGGTCGCTGACTTCGTCGCCCCCATCGCTGGGGCTGTGCGGGATGTCGCTGGTGGCGTCATGGGAGCCGTTAATGGCTTCCGTCAGGGTATGAATCCCCAGCCCGTTCAGGCTAGTACCGCCGTTGGTGACGGCGTTCGAGCCGCCATCAATGCCGAGCGTGCTATGATCCGCTCTGAGGCGCGGGCCGCTGGCCCCGCCCGTCTGGTCGCTGTGCGACCCGCCCCCAAGACGCGTAAGGGTCGCGGGGGTGTTGCGTTCACTATTTAGGCGCTTAGCGCCGGGCCTTCCCTTACACATGTCGATAGTCGTTTAAATCCGAGATACACGGCAAGACCGTTCGGCAACTCCTAACTCCCGCAGCTTTGCTGGGGTCTCGGTGGGAGTTGCATGGCCC